TACCCGTGCCCGAGTTGTGGGGAGACTCTGATGGAGGAGGGTTACGGGGAGGAGCACTGGCTGGTGTGCGCTTGCGGTTATGAAGAGGGCATCGAGCCCGACCCTGGGGATGACCCAGATCGGAAGTATGACGAGGAACGTGGCCGGAGGATGCTTGGAATCGATGTGCCTGACGGGGTGTCGGAATGAGTCATCATTGGGACTACGACCCGAACAAGACCAAGGCTGAACGTCGTGAGCGGGCGGGCGAGAAGAAGAAAAAGCGAATAGAAGATGCTGAAAAAGCTGAGGCCAAGAAGAAGACTGATATGATTAAGTCGGCTTTCCCTGGTGTCCTTGAAACTATTCACAAGGCTGCTGTTGAGCCTTTACAGGTTGAGATTAAGAAGGCTCAGGACGAAATCACTGATCTACGAGATAAGCTTCAGCGTGACGAGATGAGAATTTTCGCTAAGAGCATGACTCCTGGCGATGACGATCCTACTGATGAGCAGGTTGATGAACTTATTACTATTAAGAAGTCTATGGACGACAAGGGTTGGGATAGCTATATCAAGAGTCAGCGTGGTCTAGTTGTTCAGATTGAAAAGTCACAGCTCTTTGAGCGCCAGAGTAATCCTGCTGCAAGTACTCCTGGTTCTGCCTATGAGCAGTTAGACTCAATTGCTAAGAGCATTATTGAGAAGTCTGAAGACAAAGATCCAGGTAAGGCTTGGGAACATGCTGTACAAACTAATCCAACTTTGTATGACCAGTATCGTAAGGAGCAGGCTGCGCAGGCTAAAGTTGGCGTAACTGCCTAATAACAGTAATAGGAGGATATAGATAATGGCAACAGGAGAAACTAACGCACCAAGCACTACCCTACCGGCGGCTACGGCTTTAGCTGCTGCTGCTGTTGCTGGCGATGGCCAGTTCTGTGCAGTATCAATTGATACTGCAGGACGAGCTAAGTTAGGCGACGGTAGTGCTGGAACGCCGGAAACTCTAATTGGCATTCTTCAGAACAAGCCGAAAGCTATTGGTCAGGCTGCTAATATCCAGACTCTAGGTGTATCTAAGGGTCGAGCAGATGCGGCTTTCTCTATAGGCGATGACCTATCGGCTAAATCAGACGGAAAGCTTGCTACAGCAGTCGCAACTGATATTGCTATCGCTGTAGCACTTGAAGCAGCAACTGCCGAAGACGAAGTTGTATCAGTTTTTATTCACGCCCCTTATGAAGTAGTAACTCAGTAGACAGTAGTCAAACACCAAGAGTAAGTGAGGTAGGATAAGATGGCAGGATTTCAGCCAGACGTAGGCGATGTCCACGTTGATGCGCTGCTAACTAATATGTCAATTGGTTATCAGAACAAGCGTTATATCGCCTCTCAGATCTTTCCCATTGTTCCGACTAATAAACAGTCGGACATCGTTCCACGTTATGATAAGGACAAGTGGTTCCGAGAGCAGATGAAGCTTCGTGCTCCAGGTGCGCCTGTTGCGACTAGCGGCTTCACGGTTGACAATACTATGACGTTCTTCAACAAGAACTTTGCTCTTGGTAAAGAGATTCCTGTCGAAGTTCGCCAGAATACCGATGCTCCATATGATATGGACAGAGATGCTACTCGATGGTTGACTGAGATGGTTCAGATTCATTGGGAGAAGCAGTTCGCAGCAGACTTCTTTGCTACAGGTAAGTGGGGAACAGATTTTGTTGAATCTGCTCAGTGGTCTGATTATGCAGCGTCTGACCCAATTCAAGACCTTCGTACAATGCGTAGTAACGTCTTGGGTAAGTCAGGCCAGCCTGCCAATACTCTAGTTACTAACAACCTAGTTATGGACAAGCTTCTTGATCACCCTCTGCTTGTAGAGCGTGTCAAGTACACAGGTGGCTCTGTGACCGAGCAGATGATCGCTCAGCTTGTTCGTCTTGACAGGGTTCTAGTCGGTGATGCAATTGAGGCGACTTCACTTGAAGGTGCAACAGATGCCTTTGCTGCTATTTGGGGTAAGCACGCTCTTGTTGTCTACACACCTTCTGCTCCTGGGCTTTTTGTTCCAACAGGCGGATACACGTTCGTTTGGAAGCCACTAGTAGGTGGTGGTGCAGCGCCCTGGTTCATACGAAGAATTACGGATGATAAGCTTCGTAAGGATACAATCGAAGTTCACACTTACTATGACCAGAAGCAGATTGATGCAGACATGGGCGAGTTTGCTGCTAGTGTTGTAGCCTAAAGGAGCCGAAGCATGGCTGACGGATACGGTATCTATCACGAGTTCGACTATGGTGATCGCCATCTAGAACGCGGCGAATACGTTCAGATCGAGACTGGTATGATGAAGAATGACCAGTCCCTTATCAACATCGGCTATATTAAACTTCACGATGGTAAGGATCTGATTTCTTGCCTTCGGTGTGGCAAGAAATTTGTGGCTAGTTCGTTTATCCGTTATCACGAAGAGCAGTGCCCTATAGAACCAGGGATTAGCATTCCTGCTGAGCCAGTTCCAGTAGGTGCAGATGCAGCTACAGAACCATCACTAGCAGAATTGAGAAGTCAAACTCTGGCTAAGAGTTAACCTTTTTAGGGAGAACAAAACATGGCTAAAACTCCAGCAGGTAGAACACAAGGAGTCCATCAAGCTGATGGTGGCTTCCAAACTGATGAAGGCGTAATTCCCGTTGTTCAAGAGCGTGTTATATCCTTTGATGATGATGGCGCAGCAGGTGCCGCTGGTGTCCTTACAATGGTTCCAGTTGCTATTCCTGCTGGTGCCACTATCCTTGATATTCGTGTTCATACTATTGATCTCTTTAATGCTGGAACATCTGCAGCTCTAATTGTTGGTGATACAGAAGATCCTAATGGATTCTATGATGCGGTAGACCTGAAAGCTACTGATCTTGTCGCAGAGGAAGAGCTTAACTTTGCAGATTCTCTAGAGATTGGTGTCTATCTCACCGGACAGAAGAGAGATGCTTACCGAGCTGCGGCTACAAATATTACAGCTACAATTACTCTAGTAGGAACTGCAGCTACAACAGGGGAGCTTCGTATCATAGTCATCTATGCAAACCCTGTAGACTTTGTAAAGACATCTACATTCGTGGCAGCATAAATAGCCTGAGCAACACGGACGCGGCTGAGGCCGCAAGGCAAATGCTAGCGGCTCTCCGGTTTCGGGCAGCCGCTAGTTTAGTAAGAGAAGGGAGAGAGATATGAGTAATTGGATACACACAGGCGGCGGCTGGTATGAGAACGAAGAGACTAAAGAGCGAATTCGTGGCAAGAAGAATTTGCCACTGGCTGATGATCTACAACCAGAGGATAATGAATCAGATGATAACGAGCCTTTTACGACAGCAGTGGAAGTAGAAGAGGTAGAGACGACTGAGATAGTCTGTATGGCTTGCTCTAAAGTAACAGCTCATACACAACGAGCTTCTGACAGTCAAGATTGGGGAATCTATATCTGTAACGAATGTGGTGGCAAGACCAGAGTAAGCCTGAAATAGATAACAGATAATGCCCAAGCCTAAGACAGTTAGAAAGTCAAAGAAGCTAGACTCTATAGAACATCATTGTTCTCAGTGTAATAGACCTAAGCTTCATGAGGTCTTTGAGCACGAAGATGGTGTCTTAATGAGTTGTCCTTGCGGACACGAGTTTGTAGATGTTATTATTAAACCAGAGCTAGAAGAAGGAATAACATAATATGTCCTTTGATAATAAAGATATTACGCTTCTCGCTTCTGCTGCTCGTACAGCAGAAACGGAAAGCGATGAGCAAACTAACACTCGTGGCAAAGGTCTGCATGTTATCATAGATGTAACAGTTGATCCTGCTACAGCGTCTATTACGCCTAAGATTCAAGGTAAAGATCCTGCTTCAGGCAAGTGGTATGATATTCTGGTAGGTATAGCAATTACTGCTACTGGAATGACTGTACTTAAAGTCTATCCAGGCATTGTCGCAGTAGCAAACGCGGCTGCGAGTGATATCCTGCCTGCTCATTGGCGTTTCCAGATGGCCGTTGCTGACACAGATAGTATGACATATTCAGTAGGCGCGTTGGTGATAAACTAATGCCAGATCATCCGAACATCCTAGATGGGGAGTTTGTAACTATTGGAACTGGTGCGCCAAGTGTAAGAATGGTGAAACTCACAGGCACGTCCCCTGCTGTAGGAGCTTCAGGGACTATAGCTCACGGACTCGCAGATAGAACTAAGATAATTGGGGCACAAGTTTTAGTGACCGCCGACAACGGTAATCCAATACCTCCTCACTTTACAAGCGTAGCCAATTACGAGTTTGAGTTTTTTATAGACGCCACTAACGTGCAGATTTACTGTATTGCCGCTAACAGTTCAGCAATCGATGGAAACGCGGTTACAATTATAATAATCTACGAGGAGTAAAGACAGATCAATGATATAGGAGACACACTGGAAGATAAGCCTGGAGCTGCCATCGAACCAGGCGATAGTGGCATTGGTAACGGAATAGCAAAGATCAAGTAGAATAGAAGAAATAATATGGCTAACTTTGAAGAAGACAATGGCGACGTTCTAAAAATGGTCACTATGCTAGAACGCCATCTAGTTAAAGGTGGTACTTTTGATTCTTCGAGTACGCCTAGTATAGAACAGGCTGAAGAAGCATTATCTGAGACAGAAGCTGAAATGTTTGCGTGGCTAGGCGGAAGTGGATTTTCTATAGATATAGCTGATTATCCTGTAGCAGCTAAAAAGTATCTAGCGTGGTTTGCAGCTCTTGGAATAGCCTACAGAATGGAACTATCTCATCCTGGTATCCAGTCAGCTCCGAGAGGTAATAGCCGCTGGATGGTACTTAAAGATCAGTATGAAACACTGCAAGATATTCTTAAAGGAAACACATTAGACCGTCTTGGTGTAGTTCGTGACAGAGAGACGCTTGGTGTTATTACAGGTGTTAGTCATGATGAAAAAGAGACTCTCTCAACAGATACTGACGCTGTTCAACCTGCGTTTACAAGAGATGGCTTTAGACATCCTGGCAGAGTCCGTAGTTCACACGTAAGTCAGGAATTGTAATAATGTCAGTAGGATACAAAGAAATACTAGACGATTTACATGATCTTCTCAATGCTAATGATACTTTCAAAAACAATGTTTCTAGGCATGACTTTTCAGTTATTGCTGACTCAGGCTCAACAGCTATCGTCTTGCGAGTTGGCGGCTTTGCTCATCAAGGCTCAGGATTCGGTGGAGAGTATGCTGTTGGGTGGGACTTCTTTATTGATATCTATGAAACCTACAGTGCTCACATTGAAGAGGATGTAGCGACTCTTGTTAAGGCTCGTGATACAGTAATTGATATCATAGAGAAAAATACATACTTGGGCAAAGGGCCTGGAAACACAAGTAAGATAACAGATGCAAAGCTAATAAGAGGAGATAATCTCGGAGTTGTCTTTGACGAAGATAATGAGACACCTACACATTTTACTTTGAGTGTTCTAGTAGAAGTACAGCAGCAACATTCAGTAACTTTGGCTGAGTAGAATCATGACAGTAGAGTTTATAGTAACAGTTCAAGGGTTTAATGAAGCTCAACAACGACTACGTGCTGTTAATCGTCAGCGTATAGTTAGAGGTACTCAGTTCTTTGCCAGAAGACGATTAGAAGAAGGACTAGAACGAGTGAAGGAAGAGGCACCTGTTGGTGAAACAAACGTTCTGAGAGATTCTATAGGCATTGATGTCAAGAGTCAGGGAGATGTATTAACAGGTTCTCTTACGGCGTCAGCTAAACATGCAAAATGGGTGCATGAAGGAACAGGAATATATGGCCCGTCTGGTGATCCTATAATTCCACAACGCTCTAAAGTTTTAGTCTTCTTCTGGAATAGAAAAAACAGATGGATGAGGGTAAGGTCTGTTAGAGGACAATCCGCAAATCCATTCCTTAGACGTGGAGCTAAGATTCTTCGTGATAGAGTTGCTTCCACATTACCTAAAGAAGTAAGACAAGATATAAAGGCCCTTCTTTCAGGAGGAAGCTCATAATGGCTGCAGTAAGAGTTGTTGGAAAGAATGCCAGAATGTATGTGAATGATGTTGCTCTCTATCTCCGTATGTTTGAGATGGAGAACAACATGGAATTAAATACTAAAGACGGTACAGCATATGGAGTAGACTGGCGTGAGTTTACATTTATAGACGGCTCTGTAACTATGGGCGTCAATGCTTTTATGGATGAAACAAGGCCAGTTACTGATGCGAATGATCTTGTAACTGATGCAGCTTATGTCAATACATTTCAGGCTGATGGCGGCTCAGTCTTTAAAGCAGATCCTGAAGTCCCTATTATATTTGTTCCAGGTAACTCAGCTGCTGCTGGTGAAAAAGCCTTCTTTATGAATAGCATCTTGGGTAGTGTTGCTCTTAGTGCTCCCCGTAACGATATACAAACGCTTAGGGGTAGATTCCAGGGTGCTGATGGCCTTCGAGCAGGATTTATTATAGCTCAAATAGAGCAGTCTTTCCCCACAGGAGATACATTTCTTCCAGCTCCGACTGGAGATATAGATGTTGGAGCACCTGTAGCAGCAGTTACAGGTGTAGTCGCAGCCTATTGTGTATATAAAAAGACAGCTGGCAGCGTGTTCACAATTGAGGTACAAGATACAGCAACGTCAGGTAGTGCATGGGCTGCTGCAATTGCGTTTCCTACCTTTACAGCTATCTCAGCAGCCTATAAGGAGGATATAACAGATGCTGGCAAACGATACCACAGGATTAGGGTAAATAATGCTGGTGGAGCTGAAACTCTTGGTCTTATAGTAGTTTCAGCTAACCTAATTAGATAATTTTAGTAACAGAGAGAGAAGGAGGTCTAAGAAATGGCTGCAGTAAGAATTCTTGGTAAGAATGCGGTCTTCAAAATAGAGGCATCAGATGGCGGTGCCGTTGTTGATGTTTCAGCAGACGGTAACGAGATTACTCTGAATCTGGAACTGAACAACGAAGACGGTACTGGTTTTGGAGTAGACTGGCGTGAGTTTACGCTGATAGATGGTACGTTTAGTATTGACTATACAGCATTCTATGCCTCTGCTGCAGGCGAGCTAGTAGAAGTCTTCTTAGGTGGTGCCACTATGACAACACTCTTCGACAAGAGAGACTTCGAGTTCTATCCTAATGGTCTTCCAGTTGGGGTTACTAAGCCAAAATACTCTGGTAGCGTCTTTCTTGCAGGATTCCCGATTACAGCACCAAGAGGCGGATTAACTACTATTCGTGTACGCCTGAGTGGTGCTTCACAACTAACAAGAGCCGTATCCTAAACCATTAGGATACCTCTTAAACTAAGAGGAGGTTTGACAGACATGAAAGTTAGTGTAGAACATCGTGATGATGTTATGGTTGCCACTATTGATGGCGCAGTTTATGAATTATCCCGTGAGATAACAGGTGGACAATTTATGGACTTGCGTAAGAAGTCCATAAAGCCTATGTTGGCAGAGGATGGAAGCCAGACGGGATCTGTGAGAGTTGACCCAATAGAGTTTGATCTCTGGAATCTCTTCCATAGATTAGTAAATCCTAAGATGACAGATAAAGAGATTCTTGCTCTGCCTCGCTCTATTTATCAGTCTTTAACTCTCTTAGCAGGCAGGATGGATACTGATGAAGCTAAGGGAGTGGCTGATTTTTTACGAGAGAACTCATCAATCTTCCAAGAATTGTCATCGATCTCGGAACTCTCCTCAAACTCCCCTCCGGATACTACAGAAGTTACATCCGAGTAGCTTCTGAACAGGCTGATCAGGCTGCTCTTGATGATGTAAAGGCTATGCCTGACGAGTCTTTTAGTCAGGGTGTAGCTTGGGGAAAGCCACGTTAGAATACCATTATGGTTCAAGATAGCGGAGCTGATAGTCTTCAGTTAAATATCGTCATAGAGACGATAGCTAAACTGCAAGCCATAGAACAGACATCTGCAAAGCTGCAGGCGTTATCACAAGTAACTGGCAGGGCACGAAATGTTCTAGGTCAGTATACAAAAGAAACGATAGCGTCTGCTGAGGCAACAAGGCAAACTCAGGGAGCACTCAGCGAAATCCTTTCTAAAGGATTTAGTCCCAGGTTTATTGGCAGTGTTCAGGGTGTTAATTCTGCCTTACTGACCGCCGGTAAGACATTTCAAACTTACACTAAGCAGGCTCAGGCCGGTAATGCTATTTCTGAAGAGACAGCGAATAAGTTCTCGCAGCTGTCTCAGCGGATGGTAGCTATTGGTGTTACAGGACAGGCTACAATAGCGACATTTGATGTACTGTCTAATCAATTAGCGAAAATACAGCCTCGGACTGAAGCCGGAAAAGCTGGCGTTAGAGCCCTCGGTAACGAGTTAGGTATTCTTAGGCTGCAGTTCATTGAGGCTGGTAATGCTGCTGAACAGCGTTTTAATAAGCCGCTATCTCAGTCTCAGAAGGCGGGTCAAGGACTACTTCTTAGTTTCTCTATATCACAATTAGCAGCAGGTAGACTGTCTCAGGCCATGTTCGGTCTGGGTTTTGCTATTCTGTTCACTGGTACGAAGTTTCTTAATCTTACTACTGTCTCTGTAGCTCTTGGTGCAGCTCTTACTTCTCTTGTTCTTGATAAAATAATAGCATCTTTTCAGAAAGGTGCTAGTGTTATTGAGCGAGTATCAGAACAAGTAACAAGGTTTACTAATGCAATAGCTGAAGCTAAAGGCGAAACTGCTTTATATGCTGAAGAGGTCGTAAGATTAGTTCAGGGAGGTGACAGTCTCGTTATAGGACTTCAGCCTCAAATTGATAAATTTAGAGAGATAGAACAACTTCTAAAAGATCTTACAGTGGCGAGTCAGCGTTTTCAGAGAGAAGGGGTAACTCAAAGAACAATAGAAGAAACCCTACAACAAGGAATCTCTCCAAGACTTGCTTTAGTTCCTGAAGCTATTGAGAATACTGCAAGTAGACTCTCGGAAGCTCGTACTAATCTAGATGCTATCCTTAGTGCAATCAATGATGTTGCTAAAGAAAAGATAGATGAGTTCCAGCAACAGTTTAGAGATCAAGAAGAGTTGGAACTTGCATTAGCTCCTCTTGAAGAAACTAAAAAGCAGCTAGATGAACAGTTTGATCTTGTATCAGCTAATGCGAAGAGCTTAAATGACTTCTTGAGTGATATAGTCAGAACTGATCTTGATAATCAAATTACGGCTAGACGTGAAGCACTCCAGGCTGAGCTAGACGCTATTCGTGATGGGCAGCGTGCTCAAACGCAGGTTCTTCGGGATGCTCTTGGAGAGCAAACCAGGGGTATTCAAGATGCTTTTGATGAAAGAATAAGTCTTATACGGGATCGCTTAGACGATCAGCTAGACGCTATTCGTGATAATGCTGCAGCAGAAATAGATGCTAACAAGGAAAAGATAGACATACTAGAAGCTCAAGATCGTAAACTTACTTCTATTCTCAGCGATCTTGAGAGTGAACGTGCATCTATACGAGCAGCTATCCTTGGCGCTGAAGCAGAACTCGCTGAGCTTGAAGCTGCTGCAGCTCAACAGGGTGTCTCGGCCACTGAAGAGAAAACTATTATTAGAGCGCGTCTCGCAGGATTAGAAGAACAAGAGCGGGCTATTAATAAGACTATGAGTGCTCAAGAAAAGGAGCGAGAAGGACTTCAGGGTCTGATAAAGTCTCTTGAAGATGTTATTAATGCTATAAAGGATGTTAGAGATAAAGCTATAGATGCAGCCAAGGATGAAACTAAAGAGCGAGAAAAACAGGCTCGCAGGGCCGCTGATACAGAAATAAGACAAGCTCAGAGAGTAACAGAAAATAAGATAGTTGCTATAAATGATGCCGTGAGAGCGTCATCGCGTGCAGCTACAAAGCGTGCTAATGACGATATTAAGGAAGCTAGGCGTTCTGCAGATGCACAGATAGAGGAAATAAACCGAGTTAGAGATACACAAATTGATGCTGCACGAGACGCTCGTGAAGCTGAGCTAGACATCTTAGATGTCCTTGAAGAACAACAGCGCGAAAGAATTAACACAGCTCAATTTCTTAGAGATTCTATAATTCCACTGCTTCAAACTATGGCGCAGATTGTTATTCCATTTACTGGTGGATCGTTAGATCAACTTCTTGCACAAAGAAAGGCATTCCAGAGAGCCTTTATACTTTCGATCTTTCCAAATGCTGATAGTGAATTCCTTAGTTCACTCGGATTAGGATTCCAGTTTGGTGGAGTAGTGCCAGGGCCAAGAGGTAAACCTCAGTTGGCTGTAGTTCACGGCGAAGAGGAAGTTCTAACTCCTGGACAACGGCGACAGAGAGCTCTGCCATCTCCAGATTCTTCAAGGTCTATTATATTCCAGATAGAGAATTTCTATGTTAATAAGCCGTCTGATATAGCTAAACTAGAACGTGCGCTTAGTAAACAAACAGGAAATCAGGTAAGGCTTACATCACGATCTCGTAGATTCATCATAGGCAGGTAGGTAATGGCAGACATACTTCAGTTTACAGACGGTGTTACAACGATAGACTTCATAAGTGGCTCTTCGGATTATGTACTCTTAGACAAAGGATTAGATATCGCTTTGCCTGAAGTCAATCGTGTCGTTAGTGAGCTATCACCGCTTGTTGAAGGCCAGCGTCTCTCTGAGCGTCAATATGGTCTTAGAGAGATTACTATTATATTTAAGATAACTGCAGTTGATCATGATGCTCTAGTGTCTGATCTTAGAGCTATTCAGAAGTTGATTGATAAAGCTAAGGAGCAATCTAAAGCAGGATTCGGTAACAAGGTTGAGCTTCAATATAAGTTTGAAAACGCTACTGATACCGTTACGTTCGATGTTATGGATGGCGAATTTAAACCTGGACAGTTTGCATCTGTAGTTGTTAAACGAGAACCATCATTGTTGATGGACTGCGAGCTTACTCTTCTGTGTGAACCATTTGCTCGCGGCACTCCTGTCATTATGCGTAACTTCTTAGTTAATCCTAGCTTTGATTGGAACCCAGGAGAAGCTGGCAGAGATTTCGGTCTTGAAATAGATCTTAATGGTTCTACTCAGAGACTGCATAGAACATCTCCTACAGGATTATTTCCTACTGCTGCAGAAGGTATTATGTCAGCAGGAATTTGGGTTAATCCAGATGTTACTCCTACATTATTTGATACTATGATGGTGTGTGGCGATACTACTGAGTCATGGCAGTTAAGATTCGAAGATAATAATTCTGTGGCGCTTAGACAAATTAATTCTGTGGGTAGTATTACTACTTTAACCAGTGATGATGACGTGGTTCCTAATGACACATGGAGTTTCGTCTGGTTTTCTGTATTTATGTATCGTGGAGCACAATGGATTGTGCTTGGAGTTAATGATTCAGTTGTTGCTGGTAGTAAAAGAACATCAGATTTCACTTTCAAAACTGCAGTAGGGGATTTTGTTGTTGGTGCCAGTGACGCAGCAGGTGGTAATGACTTTGATGGTAAAGTGGGCGGTATTTTTGTCATAGCAGGCGGAAGACCCATTCTTCCTTATCAAATAATCTATATGTATCATTATGGTCTTCAGGGCCTCATAGATGATACTGGAATTATGGATGTAAAATATTGGGGGCTAGAGGCTGCTGACTTTGGTGCTGTTTGGATACAAGAATCTGGCGCTGGAGACATTTTAGATGTCAGTGGGAATAGTCGTGATTTAACAGTAATAGGATCTCCTACTCGTTCTCCTTTCGTATTTAAGCCTAGTGGTTGGACTCAGGGCTCTTCATTTGCCAGTTCATCAGATAGTGGTCTTGAGTCAGAGAGTACGCCTAAATACGGCCTTTTTTCGTGTCGTTTTAAGGAAACTGGTGGTGGCGATGCTAACATGTATATCGAACAGGACTTAACTATATCTCCTTCTGTTGACGGGATGACTATACTCTTTTGGGCGCGTCAGAATCTCGCTAGCGGAGCAATAGAAATAGAACGTGAAGTTAACGGTGGTGGAGCTACAACGAAAGAACTTGCAGGACTAACCACAGACTGGCAGCTTTATAAGTGGACTACCAGCATTGTTACTATTACAGCGTTTAGACTGAGACTCAAGTGGACTCAGGGTGGATTTGGAAACGTAGATATGGATGGTATACAGGTGCTTCCTGGTTTACCGTTTGGATCGCAAGATCCAGGAGGTGATATTCCTGTAGAATTAATAACACGCCCGTTTATAGGATCGCATCAGATTGTAGTTAAACCCAATAGTACAAAAGTTAACTTTGTCGCCCTTCAGGACTTTCCAGGAGACGTTCCTGCTACATGTAGGGTCAGCTTTAAAAATACAAGTTCAGGTAAGCAGCTCGCTCCTATTAGACTTGGAGCAAGATTTGGGGTAGAACCCTGGAAACAACAAATGATCTGGAATGCGTCATCCTTTATTATTGATCCTGATGATGGAGCTTATCCGGCTGCTGATGAGCAGATTAGAAGTGATGCAGCAGTCACTCTCAAGCGACGGTTTCATGCTGTATTGTCTAGCCTTTTTCCGTTCCCCTCGGATCAGTACGGAAGCCATCGGTTGTATATTGGAGCTGAAAGCAATCTTGATCTTATCTCAATGTGTCAGTTGCGATTTGGTGGTATAACCGGCTCAACTGTTCCATTGATAAGTGCTCCCCAAAAAGGAACAGTTACACAAAGTGATGTTTTTCATTTAGTTGACGGAGGTATACTTACATGGCCTCCAGAAACAGCCTTACAAAGATTCCGTGATGGTGATGTAACTTCTGCATCTAGACTTTCGGGAGACGCTGAATTAACCCCTGGACTAGAAATAGTTAACATAGCAGATGCTGCGATAAGTAATCTACTGTATAATATCCTGATTGCATTACCTATTGATCATGGAAGTGCAATACTTCAACCGTCAAACAGTCTTCCAGCATTTGGTCTACAAGAGAACGAGATTTTAACTATAGATACTATGGATGAAGAAGCTATATCATCCATCTATTTTAGTAGAGAGGTTGTCACACCCGATAGTGCATTTACTAAGACATTGACTGAATTAGCATCGCCAGACGTTGCGGCAATGGGTCTAGGCTTTAGGATTCAGCCAGAGTCACCTGGAATGATTGCAGCTGTTTTTTCCGAATGGGGTGCAGCCAACGACGATCCCTTTGGCAAGTTTGTTGAAACTCACACAGCAGAACTATGGTTAGAATATACTCCAAGATTCTTATATGTCTAACATCAATGTTTGTTTAACCGCCAGAGCTGACAGAAGTGACAAGATCACTAAAGTCTTAGAAGATCTCACTAATAGAATTTCTAAGCTTCGTTTCTCGTCAAGTCTTCCTGGTGGATATATGGCATTAACCATGTCTCTAGTTCTTTCCCGTAGTAAGTCTTTAGAATGGTATGAAAGATTTTCATTCTTTGGTATAGAAGTCTTTGAGGCTGATTTACCTGTTTGGGAAGGTCGAATAGTAGTAGTTAGGCTTACTGACGAAGGTGTAGATGTAGACTGTGAAGGATATTGGAGTAACTTAGCTGATCAGAAGCTTTACTCATGGTGGGCTGATAACAATATGGAGACGTGGCTTATTCCTGCTAAAGGTGCTGGAGCTATTTCTAATGAGATTTCTCTATCTGGAGCTGGTAACATTCAGAAGTTCATTATGTTTAAAGGTAAAGCGCTGTTTAGTATGGGAACTCGCTTTGGTGCTGCATATATTCCTGGTGATAAGGCTGTAGTATATTATCGACTTCCTAGAGTATCAAATTTGTCAGACGATAGATTGTTTCAACCTATGACTATACACTCTATTCAGTTTACATGGGATGTTGTAACTCCTGATGGACAATTGCAACCTAAAGTATGGACTGCTGATTATGCTAAGGGAACATGGACAGAACGCTTTGCAGTTCCAACATTTTTAACTAACCAGGGAACTTTCACAGAGAATCTTGTAGCAGATGGAGTATCTGCTGAAGCAGTAGCTATTGGTGTCGATACTCTATCTATTGGTTTTACTGAGGCTCATGCAGATGATTTTGTCAGATATGTCTTTAGCAATATAACAATATGGTCAGAGCGTGATGCTACAACAACGAGGAAAACTAAACAGAGAAAGATATTAACTGATCTGATACAAGGGAATAGCGATATCAATGTTGATACTCATGCTAAACAAATCAGTGATAGTCTTACTTTTATAGAAGACTCTGAATTAGAAATACTTCCTGCTGTTTTTGACGGTGAGACATTACAAGATATTATTGCTAGACTAACCGGCTTCGGTATAGCAGAATTATATAATCTTGTAGAAAATCCTGGGTGTGAAAAAGCTGGTAGTATAGCAGGATTTGCTGCGAAGAGCTCAGAGACTGTAGTACAGGATAATACGAAGTCTACTCGTGGAGATAATTCTGTTAAAATTACTACTATTGCCGCAGCTCAATCAGGTGTTAGAATAGAAAAAGTTGTGCCTGCACGACTTACTGGTATTATTGCTGATAGAGCTTTTACTTTTGCTTTTGATTTTGAGGCAGATGCTGGATCGAAGACAATGGAAGCAATAATAAACTGGTATACTTCTGCTGATGCGATTATCTCCTCGGATGCATTTCCTTTTAATAGTTCAGATGCTCTCAATAAATTCACTCGGTTCTCTTTTGAGGCAATTTCGCCAGTTAATGCAGCTAAAGCTTATTTACAAGTTATACAAGACCTTGATCAGGGAATATGGGATTTTTGGCTGGACAGAGTACAGCTTACACCAACTCCTCTCTTTGGTAAAGTCGTTTATTTAGATGGTTCTAGCCCTGGAGCTATGTGGTCAGGCATTGCAGAAGAAACTGCGACGCTTAGATTACATCCAGCTATTGCAGGCATGTTTAGCCGAAGAACATTACATATCAAAAAACGAGATGAGCAGAATGTTAGGTGGCGAATCTCGAAGCAGAATATAGGCGGTATTGAGTTAGAACGTTCAATCCAAAACTATTATACTAGAGTGTGGACTAGATTCCGTAATCAGTTTGATGGACTTGTCACCTTCTCGGATGTCAAAGAAAACATTGCAGAGCAAGAGATTATTTTTAGTGAAAGAGATACTATTATTGATGCAGGTAGTGTATTGTCTGAGACAGCAGATAAGATCAGAAATGCATTCGCAGAAGATTCTCGACTACCTACACAAATGTCTGAAGTAACACTTACGGGGCCAATAGCTAATGCAGTAGGTGTTAATGAACCATTGTGGCGTGTAAGAGCTGGCGACGTAATCTTCTTCCATGACTTAATACCTCTACCACAAATACGTCCTGATTTAATAAGATCGTTAGATACACTTAGAATCTTTGTAGCTAAAGAAGTGGAATACGATGCTTTCAATAATCAGCTAAGACTTACTCTGGACTTCCCGCCATCTAAATTAGATACTCTGTTAGCTTCCTTGCTTACAGGCCCTGCGATATCTTCTGGTGCTGATATTTCAGGAAGTGGAACACCCATTACTGGTAGTGGAGCATTTAGAGGAACATTAGGTCTTTAAACAGCTAGCTAACGGCCTTCTATAGCACGTTCTATATCCGATTTAGCGATCAGGCCAGAGCGAGGAATCGTGATACCTTGATCTTCGCAATCTGCGAAGAACTCTTCAACAAGTGCATATACGGCTTTTGTGTATCCTCTGATGCCTTGCGCTTTAGCCTTTAATGACCATGAGTTTTTATAATGAGGTAGTGCTTTACGAAACCAAGTTTCTATATCTGCTAACATATCAAGAGCAGCTTGGTCAGGATTATAACTAGCTCTCATCATGTTAATGACGAATCGCTGGTTGCCTCTCTCAATTTCATTCATACTGTTCCCTCTGCTCCCTGTTTTGTGTCTAAAACACTTGACAATCTCATAGATATATGTTATCATATTTCTGCTTAGTTGTAAACACCCCCTCTTTGTAAGCTGTCAAGAGCTAGGAGCTTCCATCCACATTGAAATTTGAACCTCTTACTTCTAGTCAGTTTATGAAACTGACATTTCCTGATAATGATATAATTTCATCGGGTATTCTAACAAGGCAGAGTCGTCTCTGTGTAGGTGGACATCCAGGAATAGGAAAATCGGTTATAGTAACACAAATAGGACAAGAGCTGTCAATGGGTGTTAAAATACTAGGCAAGTTCGACTGTAAAGTCCCTCAGCGTGTTCTGTATATTCAGGAGGAAATAGGCCCACGCAGCTACCAGATAAGACTTGAGAAAATTATATCCTTCTATAAAAAGTCCGACACGTTTTGGCATCTGAGTTCAACAAGTTTTACTTTTGAAGATAAGGTATTAATCGTTAAACTTAAATCATTTATCTTGCAGAATAAGATAGATATTGTTATCTTCGATCCATTGTATAAGATTCATGCTAGACGAGAAAATGATCCTTCTGATATGGCTCAACTGTTTCAAACAATGGACAGACTCATTAATGAGTGCGGCGTTGCTGTGATTATAGTCCACCATCTTCGTAAACCTTTTATGACATATAGAGGCGATATCATATCTATGGGTTCAATGGACTTCAGAGGCGCAATTATAGCATCTTGGGCTGATACGCTAGCTCTTCTTGAAGAAACTGATATCAAAGACAGACTGAAGTTATCATGGGTTAAAACTCGTAATGCGCCAGAAGAGCTGCGCCCTCTCTATCTTCATTTTGACCGAAACTATCTCAGGATGAGTCCCATTGGCGATGGTAGTCAGCCAGTTAATCTTCATGAAGAGATCGTAAACATTCTTCAAGCAAAAGGTGGTGTTTCTGAAAGTAATATTATTAGTCAGTTAAAAGTCATGCATGGGAAGAGGGCTGATTCTAAAAGTGTTAGAACGGAGATAAACAACCTTAGTAAGAGTGGCTCTATCGCAATATCTGGTGGGCTGATTACTATTGTTGTATCTACTGTTTATAACCCTTGGGATTTAGACGGAGCATAGAAGGAGAAGATTATGTCACTTAAGTCTAATGAGGCAATTCCTTTGGCGAGAAAGCTACAGGATTTAGCAAGTGAAATTATGCAAGCAGCAAGTTACTTGAGAGCTGGTTCAAGTGTAGTAACATCTCCTACTGAACAACTGCCTCGTAATGCTGCTCTTCAGGCTGGAATACACATCAGAGGTATTGGAAAAGAAGCAACCGAATTAGAGAAGTTGTTTGTCAAGGAGGCAAATGACTAAATCAGATGAAGTGCTTAAAATGCTCTGAAGAAGCTGAATGGATATTCGGCGATATCGGCTATTGTCAAGATCATTAGGAAGAGTACTGCAATGAAGAGTATTGGAAAGCTGTCGATGAAGGGAGAGTTATATGAATCTTTTGCTGCTTATCAATATAGTAATAGTAGGGTGGTAAAAGAATCTTAAATGGAAGATGGGTGTTGATACTGTTTATTGTTATGGGATCAATAACAGGATCAGTATTAGGATTAAGGTGTAGGGATGACAATAAGACGACTGATAGCGTTAATATTATGGGCAGTCCTGATGACAGGATTCGGTTACGTGACAGGATTCCAAATTACAGAGTTATTTTAACGAATCAGGAGCAGGAGATAGAAGATGCTTGGCTGGTTACGTTTACGTCTGTGGCGACTCCGACATCCGATGTGGAAGACATGGTGTTACAGTCATCACCGAATACGTCCTTGCCCCTGCGATCTGGGAATATCGAAAGTTTTGACAGATTACTCGATTCCGTCTTCGGGATATATAGCTCCAAGGCTTTTTCGATTGCCGACTGTGAACAAGGATATAAACTCTCAGCAGGAATTGATCCTTACGAACTTAATCGAACGGCCATTGGAAGAGCAGGAGAAGTAAGTCTATGGCAAATACACCCTGTACACTTTATTGAGAATGGTGGGCCGTATGATAAAACTAAATTACAGTCAGATATTGAGTATGCAGCACGATCAGCGTGGGAATTGTCTGGATTTGGGGCTAACTGGATTAGCCCCTGGCGATACTGCGGTTGGCAGTGAAACTAAAGGCCAGAAAACGAAGATATGAGTGATAAACAATGTTAGCGCGAGAGGCTAGGAACGAAACCGATCTTGGTTTCATTCGGGATACCAACCATACACGGCTACCCTTGAAACCATTGATAAACAATGTTTGCGAGCGTGGTTTTGGCCGTGTTCGTCTGGAGAAACCATGAAATCACAACATGCGACAAATGGGACTCCAACTTTCTGCAAAATGACTAATAGACTACGAGAATTAAGACTTGCTAAGAAGATGACGCAAGCTACTCTTGCAGAAGAGTTAGACATGCCTAGAGGATCGTATTCTTTGTTAGAGTCAGGTGTAACTCTACCTACTGTAGTAGTATTAAAGACTCTTACCAACGCTTTCAACTGTAAAGATATTGAGATATATTCTGGCGTATATTTAGATATTATCAGAATAGAATCTTCTGATGATTAAGGAATGTCGCCACTGTCTACAGCCTATAGAGCCTATCTTAGTTGAGATGCATAAACCGCCACGAGTAGTTACTGTTAGAGACTATTGCCAGATGTGTAAGAGGAGAGGGTAGTAATGAATACAGAGATTATGATTGAAGGTATAGAGTTTCAGCAGTATATCTATGCTCATCCAGCAATGATTAAATACCTCATTCAGATAAACTGGGAGATACTTCAAAAGGAAATGCGAGCATAGTAATGAATACAGAGATTACATTCTCTGGTATTCCATTAAGAACTAAGTTTCGAATCATGTGGAATATTTTGCGTGGACAAACTCTGGTTATTAATTGGGGTGGAGAGAGTAATGAATACAGAGATTAAACAGACAGAAGTCTCTAAAGAACTATTCGGACGTAGATATCAGTGGAAAGAAGAAACATATTCAGATATGCTTGCTCGTGTAGCAGGACATATAGCTCTCGCTGAAAAGCCAAAGTATCGTAGCAAGTTCACAGATGGTATTTATAATCTTATGGCCTCCGGCGACTTCATGTTTAATAGCCCCACTCTTTTTAATGCTGGAACAGGTCAAGGACTACTAAGCGCCTGCTTCGTGCTTATCGTAGAAGATAGCTTAGTCTCTATAATGGAATGTAACAGACTCGCAGGACTTATAATGAAATTCGGCGGCGGTGTAGGATATGGCCTAAGTCGAGTAAGAGCTGAAGGTGAACCAATTAAGTCTGTACAGGGCCGAGCGTGTGGCCCTATCGCTCTACTTCCATTTTATAACGAAACTGCTAAGTTAGTTACCCAAGGCGGAAGACGCTCTGGTGCCCAGATGGGTATATTATCTATAGATCATCCTAACATTAAAGAGTTTATTCACTTTAAAGATGAGCACCCTGACGAGCTACATACCTTTAACATATCAGTAGCTATCACTGATGAATTTATGAAACGCTATAAAGCTGGTGATCCTGAAGCTAGAGCTAGAATGCGTGAGATTGCTGAGTCTTCTCATAAGACAGGTGATCCTGGTGTCTTCTTTATAGATAATGCTAATAAAGATAACCCTACGCCCTGGCTTGGTCGTCTTGAAGCTACCAATCCATGTGGAGAGGTTCCTCTATATCATGGGGAAGCTTGTAACCTTGGCAGTATAAATCTAGGGCATTATGTTAAAGCTGGCGGCATTGATTATTTAGATATGGAGTGGGCTAAACTTAAAGCAGATATTACACTTGCTGTCAAAGCTCTTGATAATGTGATAGATGTTAACGATTTTCCAGATCCTATTATATCGAAAGCAGTAGCCCTCACTCGTAAAATAGGTCTTGGCGTGATGGGCTACGCTGACGCTTTAGCTATTATGGGTATAGAGTATGATTCACAAAGAGCTGTTGATTGGGGATCAAAAATCAGTCTGTTTATTCAAGATGTTGCTGATAAGGCTAGCTATGATTTAGCAATAGAAAAAGGTATCGCGCCAGCCTTTAAAAACTCTCCAGATAAGAATATTCCTATGCGGAGAAATACTACCCGTACCTGTATTGCGCCTACTGGTTCTATATCACAGCTAGTAGGATGTTCGTCAGGTATTGAACCTTTTTATGAACTGGAATATACTCGTACTATGTATGATAAGGGAATACCTGTTGAGCTTCATGTCAGAGAGCCTGTTCTAGACCTTCTGCAAGAACATGGTTTAAATCTACCTAAAACAGCACATGAGGTTTCTCCTAAGTGGCACATTGCACATCAAGCCGCGTGGCAATCTAATGTCAATCTAGCCGTAAGCAAGACTATCAACCTACCAGAGACAGCCACGGTCAAGGAAATCGAAGCTAGTTTTGTGCATATGTGGGAATTAGGTTGCAAAGGTGGAACATGCTATCGAGATAAAAGTCGAGATGTCCAGGTTCTTAGTAAGAATAGACAAGTTGTAAAGGGTCAAGTAGCAAATAACAGGAGGTTACGCCTACCGGACGAGAGAAAGGCGATAATCCATAAATTCAGAGTGGGAGAACAAGAAGGATATATTGCTGCTGGAATGTATGATGATGGCACACTAGGAGAAGTGTTTATTAAGATGGCGAAGGAAGGTTCTACTTTACAGGGCTTGTCTGATGCACTAGGCATTTCAACATCACTGCTCTTACAAAATCAGGTTCCTATTGGCAGTATAGCTCCCAAGTATATAGGAAGTCGGTTTGAACCCGCTGGTATGACTGACAATCCAGATATACCTATCACTACATCTTTAATTGACTATATCTTTAGATGGTTGTATATGAAGTTTGGAAACGGTGATAAGATGCAGATAGTAGCAGGTTTATTCTGCCCAGATTGCAATAGTGAATTGATATATCAAGAAGGCTGTCTGAAGTGCAGAAATAAGGCTTGTGGCTATGAAAAGTGTGGCTAGTGAGAGTGATAAAGATAAAACCCTGTCTCTGTTAAGAGCCTATCTGCTGAATATGCAAACGCAGATATTAACCTTTAGTGATAAAATGAATACAGAGATCAATGGATTAGTATTCGAGATAGACAAAGTAATACCAAGAAAGGCGGAACAGGAGCAATAGATTAACACCTCTATACGGAGCAGGCTTACTGTGATTGGCCGCTGTGATGTTCATTGCTGCACCCCCGCTAATATGAATATAATAGGTAAGGTTACAGGGAAAAAGGAGAGCCTGCTCCGTATAGAGCTGTTAAGTAAAAAGGAGGAAGAAGATATGTCCAGAATGGTGGATCGCGTAATGGGAGTTCGATGTAAAGGATGCGGTAAGCGTAAGCCTCTTAGCCAATTTGTCGGTTGTGCTAAATGTGGTGAAGCTTATTGCAGCGTTTGTACTGCTGGAGGGCCAAACTCTAGAATTTGTTCTCCTTGTGAGGACAAGATACATAATCCTACCATTTCTATCACTCACGGAGAGGCCGAAGGTGGTCGGCGGCAGGAGGCTAATTAATGGCTGAGACGTGGCTGAAGTCCTGCATAAAGGTTCCGTATCCTAATCCTTTAAGTCGTCTTGATCAGTATGGCTCTGGTGTTCCTAACGGCAGCAATCCATACGGTAACTCTATGCAGTTCATCGTTAATCACGTCGTTGCTGGAATGTTCTCTAGTGGCAATCAGCCTCATAATGTAATGTCATCCAGGGGTAACTCTTGGCCTATTACTCTCTTTAGAAGTGGTAGAGCTGAACAGCACTTTCCATTAGAAGCGATGTGTTGGCACGCTGGAGCGAAGGCTAACTATAGAGGTATCGGCATCGAATGGGAAGGTGACACTAATCATTCAGGCCCTACTGCTGCACAAAAAGCTAAAGGCATTGAAGTAGAGTCTGAGATTGCTCGATTCCGAGGTTGGGCTAGCGTCAAGAAAGGTGTGACTGGATTCGAGCACAATTACTTCATGAACACTGGCTGCCCTGGCTTTCCTATACCTTGGTCTGCACTTGAAACAGGAACTAAAGTCCAAACATCTCCTGGTATCTGGCCTGATGTTAAACCAGTTAGTGCAGAAGTAACTCTATACAAAGATACTAACCTTGTACAGCTACCAAGTATGATCTTTGTCAAGAAATTAGTGAAGGGAACTAAACTGCTTGTCAGTGGCCTTTGGAAAGATTCTCACTATCTGACAAAATATTCTTTCGATAAGAGAATTTCTAATGGCTTTGCTAAGAGTGCAACTATTCCGCCTGCTCCACCACCACCGCTTCCTCCACCGTCATTTTGGGATGACGTAAAGCAAATTAGTCAGTCTGTGACTCTATATAAGGACACTAACCTTGTTGCACTACCTGGAGCAATTACAGTTATAAAGAAGCTAGTTAAAGGTACAAAGCTGGCTGTTAAGGGAGTATGGAACAACACATATTATCTTACTGTATACTCATTCGATAAGAAGATTCAAAACGGATTCGCTGTCTCTGCTACAATTCCTCCTCCCTTACCGGAGCCTATACCAGAGCCTGATTGTTCTGCACAAGAAGCAGAGATAGTTCTATTAGAACAGAGGATAGTTGAGTTAGATAAGGCAAATACTGATCTTACCCTGACACTTAAAGAGGCAGAGCGTGATACTGCAGCTCAAATTATGGAGGTTAATAGGCTTGAACTTGAAGCCGTAGAGGTTAAAAAAGCAATAAAATTCCTAATTGACTACTCTAGTTAGTACAGGAGGTTATTATGGCTCCAGAATTTGACGAAAAAACGTTCTACGAAGGTACTCCTAAGCGTTTGTCTCTTACGGGTTCTACAGGAACTAATATCTTGCAGGACGGAGGTATACGTGCTGCTTTTCTAGCTATACCCTCTGGTATTCTATTCTTTCTCCAAATAGAATACGAGATTCTGTCTACAAATGGATATGCTGCCTTAGTAAGTCTTATGGTTCCAGCAGGTGTCCTAACCTGGGCTTTCTTTGATAAATTTGTAAGGTTTAATAATTCATAATGGGCAGCGCAGCCCATGCCATAATTCATGGCGAAGACCTAAGAATCACCATAGTATCTTGTGGTCATAATTTAGGATGTGGCTGCGCGGGTATATCTGACTGCTGCTTTACTTGTCCTCTAATAATTTGCCGATTTGATAAAAAGGGTGGAGTAAGAGAAATACGGAATACGTCTCGGAATCAGGAGATAGTCAGAATGAGGAGACTAGGGAAAACAGTAAATGAAATAAGTAGCCACTTTGAATTAAGTAAAACCGCGATATCAAGGATTCTGAGAAAGAATAATGGGCGACTGGACTAATTCAGATGGTAGAGTTAGACTTCTGCATGGTGACTGTATGCAGCGTATGGAAGAACTACCGTCTAATTCTATTGATGCTATAGTAACTGATCCGCCATATGGTCTTGGCTTCATGAGCAAAGAATGGGACGATATATCTAAGATTAAACTGTTTCATCACAAGTGGGCTGTTCCTGCTCTGCGAGTCCTGAAACCTGGAGGTCATATACTGTCCTGTGGTGGTACAAGAACTTATCACAGAATGGTTGTAGCTCTTGAAGATGTAGGGTTTGAGATACGTGACTGTATTCTCTGGCTCTACGGCTCTGGCTTTCCCAAGAGTCAGGATATAGCTAAAGCCATAGACAAGAAGCTTGGAGTTAAATCTGAAGTAATAGGTACTCAAACTCTTCCAGACCATAGAGGAGATAATTTTAAACAGGGTAAGAGAGACTATACACCTATAGAACACGAGATTACTAAAGCTACTAGCGATGAGGCTAAGAAGTGGGAGGGTTGGGGAACAGCTCTTAAGCCAGCAGTAGAGCCTGTCTGTCTAGCACGAAAACCCTTGAAAGAGAAGACTGTAGCCAGTAATGTAATGCATCATGGTACAGGTGGGTTAAACATAGATGCTAGTAGAATAGGTGAAGAAGATAATGGTCGTTATCCTTCTAATGTTATCCTAGACGAAGAAGCTGCTGCGCTGCTAGATAATCAAGCCGATCCTACACAATCCAGACGTGATGTATTAACCAGTAAGCCTGGACAGATATATGGAGGCGGTGATGGTTTACCAAGCTTCACTGGTCTTTACGGCTTTGATGATTCTGGTGGCCCTTCCAGATTCTTCTATACGGCTAAGGCGTCTAAAGCTGAACGTAAAGGTTCTAATCATCCCACGATAAAACCGCTAGACTTAATGAAGTATCTAGTAAGATTAATAACGCCTCCAGGTGGCACAGTCCTTGATCCCTTTGCAGGTTCTGGAACGACCCTTGAAGCAGCATACCAATTAGGATTTAATGCTATAGGCATAGAAATGGATATAGAGAATCTGACAACGATTATACGCAGACACGAGCAGATGGCAATGAGGTTAGAATAATGCCCATAGACGAAATTGCGGCATTTAAAGAGTGGAAGCAGGACAAAGGAAATATAACGCTGCAAGAAGCCGTAGACTCTTTTGAAGATGGACAAACCGTAGATGCCTATACAGCTGCTGCAGTTTTGGTGCTGACACAGTTAATCGGTCAACTCCCTCCAGATACACAATTGCGAGAGATAACAGTATAGGAGTAAGAAAGGAAAAGCTATGTTAGAAACTATGGGGTCAGTAAGAAAAATTGCGTTGGCTGCTTTAGTTATTGAATTACATGACGACGGAACATACACTATTATAAAGAACAGATTCTCTTCTGATACTCGTATAAATCAGACAGTTCTTGTTAGTGAAGAAGGAATAGTTAAGAAGCAAAAGAGAGGATAGATATGGCTGACTTATATCTGAGTTTAAATCATAACCAGTACAAGAAGCTTGAAGAGCAATTAAGGAACTTCAAGAATATAGAGACTACTCATACTACAGTAGATCAACGCTTCTACCATAAGGCTTTCAGATTAGATATGGGTGATCTTGTCTTAGAAATTCAAGGGCCAAGAGTAATGGCTCCACCGATAGCTGAAGGTGTAATAGAACCCATGAATCCAGACGACTCAATTCCAAAAAGATAATGGACAGCGATCAAGTAATGCTCCATGCTCAGTACTCAGGTAAGGAGCTTCTGGCTAATAAACCTCAAGACCAAAATATACCTCTTACTTCTGCCATTTTGTCTTATGAAGTTGGAGACTTTATAAGATGCTCTCTAAATCAACATTGGGGCGGAGTTAGAGGATATCATGGAGAAACAAAAATTGCACTAGCAGATACGATTACTATGTGTCGTCTCTTAGCAGCTATCTTAAACATAGACGTTTGGGATGCTCTGAGAGTAGGAGAGGAGCGATATATGGAAGCCATGTCTATTAAAGAGACTCGTAAAGATGGTGTAACAGGACGACCAGAATGAGTCTATTGGAAGTGTTAATACTTATAGCTATATTCTTGTGCGCTATACCTGTTTCTCTTGCAATAACAGCCATTCTTTTATCTCCTATAGTATTAATTATGGTACTTATAAATAAGGTTATGCACAGAAGTAATTAGAGTTCTCTGGTGCGCGGGGTGGCCGCGTAGGGGTCGTCGGTGTCAGGGTAATACCTGCCCCACGCTCCAGAGCGCTTTAGTAAGAAAGGAGACCAAGCATGGCAAAAGAACAGTGCTGTTTTATAGGTGAAGCTGGAGATGAACGCCCTAGCTGCCAGTTAGACGCTGAGTGGAGAATTGATGGTGAGGGGTTTGAACATGAGACTTTCTCATGTACAGATCACGTAGGTAGCTTGCTAGGAGATTCGTCTGTGTATGTAATAACTCGTATAGAATCAGATGAGAATAATCATGGATAGTCACCACACAGAAGCGGAAATACAAGCTGCTTTTCAAAGAGCTCCAGGGATTCTCAAAGAACTAACAGAGCTAGGAGCCGACTTGCCTTATTTCGTTCTTTTCGAAGATGCTAGTGGAGAACTGGTTCTCGGTAGTGGCACAGTACTAAAAAAGGTAGTTGATCGAGCTAAAGAGCTTGTCCACTCTGAACGATTTAAGCCTTGTCTGCCTTGTCTGGATAATGCTCTTGATGATAAAAAAACCCCTCACTTTCATAAGATAGCCATTCAATTCTGTTGTGGGCTAGTCAATCATAGCTATACAAAAGAAGGAGGATAAACCATGCTCCAATCATATGAGACAGCCCATTTTGAAGATAAGAATACTGGTTTACCTTTAGGCGGCTTCGCAAAAGCCATAGGTATAGATATACAATTTCAGTCTGGGCCTCTTCAGGTAGATGGTACTCGTAAAGAACCAGAAGGTGCCTTCGTTGAGACTCTTATTGCTATAGTAGTAGATAGACTCCAGTATTACCAGAATGTAGCTAACAAGAGATTCAGGTGCAGAGAAAATAGTCTTGCTATTACACATTTACAGGAAGCACTGCACTGGCTGGATCATAGAACTAAAGACAGAGAAGACAGGGGCGTAGAAGGCACACATAAACCATGATGAATAAAGCATTAAATATACTCTGGTTCGTTGTTGTAGGAACATACTGTGTATGGTATACTGTACAGTGGGTTATGGGATAGGTATAATATTGAAGAAACTATTCTTCTTTGTCATATTTGTATATGCAGCACTATGGATTGTCGGTCAACTTCAAGAACTAATACTGTGACATCAAAAACACTTCTTAAAAATAAACAAAACTGTCCTAATATCAAAGAGCATACACCTTACCCTGATGGATATATACAGTGGCACTCATGGGCACACGAAGCTAACAAGACCCATCGACAGATTCGCTGCAGTGGTTGTAACAGATTTACTATATGGATTCCACGCAAAGGACACAAAAACACTGAATTAAAGTCTATTAGTAAAGGTTGCCTAACATGTTAAAATACGAAGTTACTGAGGATAAACTATATCCTGGTGATTGGCGAGCAGAGGCCACAGACTATGAGAGTGAGGGAGAATGTTACGTCGTAATCTTTGCTGGCCCACAGGCTGAAAAGCGAGCTAGAGAATACGCTGAGTTTAAAAACAGTCAGTGACTTCTATGTGGGGGAGGGCTATCCTCGGCACCGATGACCCCTGGCTGCTTCGGGAGGGGCAGTGGAGATAGATTTTCGGGTTCTGGAGAGGGGCCGCGTAGCGGCCCGAAGACAGTGAGGTATTTTTATGAGGGTGTATATCGCTGGCCCATATACTAAAGGTGATGCTGCTCTACATATACGCCGCATGATTATGGTTGCAGAGCGTATAGTAGAAGCAGGCCATACGCCTTTTATTCCTCTTCTTTATCATCTTTGGCATTTAATGTCTCCTCATGAATATGGTTACTGGATGACTTTAGATCATGCATGGATTGAAGCTTGTGATGTTCTTCTCTGGCTTGATGGAGAGTCTACTGGAACACAAGAAGATGTAGGCATAGCTGAGCATCTAGGCGTAGCTGTTTATTCAGAGGAAGAGTTTTTTACTTGGATTGCAGGACGTAAGACAGGAGATTCTAAGACACTTGACAAGTAACCAGATATATGTTATGCTTTTCTTATGAGTGTAGAACTTGATCCTAGTTGTGAGCACAGAAAACTGCAGTGCTCAGTAACATATTCATCTGACCGTCAAGAGGATAAAGCTATAGTCTCTTGTAAGCGTTGTGGCTTTAGTGTAGAAATAACAGATAAAATGCTCACAGATGACACAATTAAGTATGAATTCAATCTTGCTGTGGCTAACTTACGGAAGGGCCGACAGATTTTCACTGGTAGTCTGGGCGGCAACGGACACGTCTCTTAGTAGTAGAAAAACGGGGGCAGATCTCATAACATGTCAATGAAAAATCAAGGTGGGAAAACACCCTATAGGATTTTTTCTCTTAGGTTCCAAGGTAGAAAAGCCTTAATACGATTTTCCCCGCCGTGGTCTATGCTAAGTATGAGTCATGTTCCTACTACCCTACGGGTATATAAGTTCCCCGTGGCTATAAGTTCAGACTAAATTACAGTAGGAAGCATTATGCCACGAAGACGTGTTAATTGGAATATGGGGAAGATGTATGGCCGTGGATGGCAGAGAGGCATAGCTGAGACTGAGGCGGATTATAAAGAGTGGTATCATTTAGACGGAATTACTTATCCTGAATTATATAAGCTTCTTATAGATAAAGGAAGAGTAGCTCTACGAAATAATAAGTATCCAATGGTGATGCTGATTTTATCTTTAGTTAAAGAGGAAGAGTTCTATTATATTCTTCCTATAAGCCAGAAATTTATGTGGTCAAGGATTGATGGATTGTCTAGCGGTAAACATGTACGAATTGTGTGGCAAGGATTTCAAGCTCAGATCTTACTTAGAAAGCTTCTCCGATATATGCCAGATGGCGATATGAAACAGAAGACTCTTAAGGCTCTTAGATGGGTTCCTAAAGGAGGGAAAAGTGTAGTAGATGAACCGTTAGATAAACCAGAGGATGTTTCGATTTGGTAGTGATGGCAAGAAGGAGAAGATGATGCCACCTGATCAGCAAGATGCTTGGGAAACGGAAACGCTAACACCCGTTAACGATGCAGAAGTTACTATCGTTGATGCTTACTTTGAAGAGGGGAAGTTTGGCACACAGTTAGTTTGGGTAATGCGAGTAGATGTGCCACATGATCCAATTAATATCCCGTTTGAAACTTTCAAGGGATGGTTCAGTTGTGGCAAGGATTGGGTTATTCAGGATGCTGGTGCCAGTATAACTAAACCTACGTCTGATCCAAGTAAGCCTGCTAAGATTCATGCTTCTAGTAACTATGGTAAAATCATGGATCGTGTGTTGAAGATTGGTGTAGACATGCGTGGACGTGGCCTTCCAACAGAGGCTAGGGTATGGAAGGACTTACGATTCCACATGCAGAGAGAAGTAGTAAAGTATACAGATCTGCCAACTGCAGAGGGTGGAACAATGGATAGAGAGGCTTCTATCCTGTTACCTGTTACTCATCTTCCTGCTTTAGGTGGAGCAGTTCCTGTACCAATTGTTGCACCAGTTGAAGCGGCTGCGCCCGCATCTGCGCCTACAGCTCCAGTGTCAACGCCATTACCTGTTGATGGATCAATAGAGTCTCATCTGATCTCTGTTATCCTTGGTAAGAGTTCTGTCATCGAGGGTAAGCAGGCTGCAATGCGTGATCCTAGGATTGCAGCAGATGATGCTATCAGTTCTCGGATTCTAGAGAATCAACTTATTGAGTCTTACTTCGAGGGTGATTCTCCAGTTCTTGTTATAGCTGATGGGAAAATCGCAAAGGCCAGTGGTTAGCAATTAGATTTATGCTGAAAGAACGTTCTGTTGTAGCAGGAAGGTGAAGGCGATTGAGGTCGTCCTTCTGGCGGCAATTGTTTTCTAGTGACTATCCGATAGCTAGGATATTAGCTGCTATAGTTTAAATCGCGGTAAAAACCAAGCATAAAAGGAGAAGATTATGCCATTCAAGATTAGTGGTGTCGAGTTAGTTAGACGACTTAGAACAAAAGTGCCAGAATATAAAACTATGGCAGAGCATTGTACTCAACATGCTAAAGAGATTAGAAAAAAAGTTGACGAGATTTCTGGTATATCTGGACATGGTAAGATGCAGATTATGCCTGATCCTGATGAGATCTGGCGAACTCGCGCAGAATCGTGTAAAGCTAGAGCATCTGATCTTATGTGGCTTAGTGATTCTATAACTGAAGATCAGGTACATGAGGTTACTGCTGAAGAAATGTTTAGTTTGGGTATTATAGGCGTGTTGAGTCTCGGTTTCGAGTCAGAGGACAATAACGAGGATTAGCAATATGTTAAAGTTAAAGGATGAAGGGGTTGTTCTTGAAGAAGATTGGGGTTGGCCTGTTAGCATTGTTGAGATGGTTGAGAACGAAGAATCTCTTTTCTGGATGGTCTGGTGTGCTGCCAAAAATGGTGATCGTTCTTGCGAATGTCAATCTACTCCTCCTGTAGGAACAGGAGCAACAAAAGAGTCTGCTCTTGAATCGTGGCGGTTTATTCATTTTGAGAGGCGTTATCAGGGACGGAGGCGACAATGAGCGCGATGCAAATTGACATACTGGATGCGTTTCCTCGCTCATTCTGTTTAGTTCGGAAAGAGGATAAAACAGGTGTCTCTGGTACGGGCATCGTAGCTGGTGGCGTCCTGTTTCCAGACGGCGTTGTTGCCCTTCGCTGGTATGGTGATTGGCCTACAAGTGTAGTGTTTCACGATAGGGGTATTGAGGCAGTTGAAAAGATACATGGTCACGACGGAGCTACCGAGATAGTTTGGCTACCCATATAAGGTATCGTAATGGTTTTAGAAGAAACTAAAGAAAGAACAGTTCATCATAACCCACCTCCCTTTTTCGGATATTGGACTTCTTCACAATTAGGTTGCGAGCGACGTTGCTTTCTGATTGCGCGAGGTATCGAAGGTGACTTTGTTGAGATGGCTGTTACAGATGAGGGTCGGCTACACGAAGATGATGTAATAGCCAAGCTGCAAGTTAAAGGTATTATTGTCTATGACAGACAGGTAGAATTAAGACATCCTACTCTTCCTTTGAGGGGTCATCCAGATGGAAGGGTTATCGTATCTCCTGAATTAGCTGCAGCAATCTTGTCAGCTGACACGTATCTTCTTGATGTGAAGAGTATGGACAGAGCCTTTTATCTGAAGGCTATAAAAGATTTTAAGGGTAACTTTCCGCATTTGTATAGGCAGCTACAGGGATATTCATTAATGTCTGACGATCATGAATCTATCTATGTACCTATTAAGAATAGAGCAACAGGTGAGATTCATGAATTAGTTCTTGCACCCGATGAAGAAGAGTGGATCAAAATAGAAACCATGATAACTCTTCTCAGTAATGCTAACAGTGACCCGAACTTTGATTATAAATATCTGCATTGTCCTTCTGCTGAATCTATATCTGGAAAGTATTGCTCTTATCGCAATGTAGGCATGTGTGAGCATCAGACTAATATTCCTGATGTTACTGATGCTGAGGTTGTTCAAGCTTTGTCTTCTTACGAAGAAGGCAAAACTCTTAATAAGCAGGGTGAAGAGCGTAAAGATAGTGCTAAAAAGACCATGATAGCATATCTTAAAAATAATGGTGTAACAAGTATGAAGATTGGGAATAAAATTGTTATGGTAACTAAGGAAGGTAGGCGCTCTTGTGATCTTGATAAATTGAAGGAGTTAGCTCCTGATATATATAAGCTAGTGGCAGAAGAGACACCTTATGAGAAATTTCAAACTAGATGATGTCTGCTTTGCTTGACAATATTGCAGATGTATGTTATAAAGGAGATAGAGGTAAAGGAGAAAGTGAGTGACTAGAGAAAGAATAATGTTAGGGGGAGAGTCAAAGTCTGGCAAGACTTTCTCCTGGCTTACTATTGCACGTAGTAATCCTAACTCTCAGTTCTTTGTTGCAGAACCAGATGATGGTGTAACTAAAGTTCTGGAACTGGAGTATCCTGATGTAGCAAAGCAGGGAAATGTTCACGGTGCTCATAAAGGCCCAGACGGATTATGGTTGCCACCTGAGTTTATCTCTAATAACTGGCAAGATGTACGCCATTTTGTTGCTGGCTTGAAGAGTCTTCGTGAAGCAGGAGAACTTAGTCCTGACGATTGGATTATTATAGAGGGTATGGACATTATTACTCGTATAATCCGGTCTGAGTATATTGCAGATACTAATAAAGTGGATTCTAAAACGAAGGCGATAATGGCAGATCCCTGGGAAGCTATTAAGACGAAACGTGCTAGAGGCGCTCCTGTTCTAGAGCCATCTGATCATGATGCGATTAATTATGAATACGAAGGGCAGATGACCACTCTGGTCTATATTATGCCCTGTAATATTCTTGCTACAGCTGGTATTGAGAAGATTCACTTCGACTCTAAATTTATGGATGAAGACATGAAACAGTTTTATGCATCTATGGGTACTGGCTTTAAGCTAGAAGGTCATAAGCGTAATCCTCGTATGTTTGATACGATAGTTTATCTGTATGTGGGTTCTGAGTATCAGATGGAAGTTCTTGGAGACAGAGGTATAGGCAAACAGGCTCGCCGAAAGAATACAGATTTCTGGTTGGAGCTAGAGCGATCTAGAACAGCTATACTCGCAACAAAGAATAATAAAGGTGAGAAATAATGACTGTATTCTCTAGGGCGTGGATGTTGCTCGAAGATCGTATAGACAGTAAAACTTCATGGGGTAAGAACGAAATAAGGAATGAAATGTTTTTGAGTCTGCGTGATGCTGCTTTAGAAGAAGACAAGAAGGAAGATACAAGTGATGGCTTTGATGATCTTCTTAAGCAATGCTTAGTTTGCGGAGCGCGGGGTGTTAATATGCTAATCTATCGTTGTACAGGTATAGATAGTGATGGCTTTCACAAAATTCAGTAAGGTATAAAGGAGGTATATTATAGCTTGCTCAGAACGGTAAATCAGGATGCTTCTGTGAACTTAGAAGTAGGACATTCGCCGTCTTCTGTGCGCCTGAGCAGTCCAACTTGATTCGTCACAAGATTGGGCTTTTCTGTTGAAGTTCATTCATTCAACAATATTTCAACAGAGAGTAATGGAGATTTCAGGATAAAGAGTCTGTCCTGACAGTAAAGGATGAATAGCTGAATTCTGAGCAAGCTATAATATGTCTTCTTGAGATTAGATGTGGTAGTTAGGAGGTACAGCATGTGGTTACTGCAAAGGAGAAAATACTAGACTTACCGCGACCGCTCACTGATAATCTATCTGATATTGGTGACGACTTAGGCGTTAGTAGACAGTATGTTCATCAGGTTGTAACTGAAGAAAAGATACCTTATGTAGTCAGAGGTATAAAAGAAGAAAAGATTTGCTTAAATTCTGAATGTACTAATTTAACCTCTTATCCAGACAGAGACGCCTTTTGTGACTTATGCAGTCCAAACTCATATGAACTGAGACGTAAAGGAGAATGGGTAAAGTGTACTCTTTGCAAGAAGCAAACTTATCGTTGCCAGTCAGAATTAACAAGAACTAAAAAGATTTTCTGTAGCACAGAATGTTACAACAAATTTAGACAGATTAAATAATATTATGGTCACTGTGATGTATCATCCGACTGAACCCTATGAAATTAAAAACGACTTCGGTGACATAGGTATGTCTAATCCTAATCTTCCTACTGACTATGGTTGGTTTGTTAGTGGCCGTAAAACGTTAGTTGAACGCAAACATATACCACAGGACTTACTAGCTTCCATGAATGATGGGCGGTTGGCTAGAGTAACTCAGCTACTTATTCAGAACATAGAAAATGGTGGACGTAGTTATTTTCTCTTTGAAGGATTTATGCGCTGTAATAGCAGTGGTTTTATTCTTAATCCAGATAGACCTAGTGGGTGGGAGATAGATAAAGTCTCTGGTATAATTTCTTCTATCCAAGCATCAGGTATAGAATTACTTCTGAGTCCTAGCATTAAAGAAACAGCTTTAGTGCTTATTAGTCAGATGCGATGGGAGATGAAGGGAGAGCACAAAAGTACTCGTACTCGGCCTGGGCCTGCAGGTGATGGATGGGGAAAGCCTAGTTACTCACCGTATATGCTTTGGGCTTATCAGGGCTTTCCAGGTATAGGTGCAGAGATAGCTGAAATCTTGTATAACGCTGCGCCTACGTTTGAGGATCTGTTAGGTATGTCTATTAAAGACTTTAGTGAGCTAAAGCGATTTGGCAGGAAACGCAGTGAAGGTCTGTATAAGTTTCTGCATGAGGGTGTATTATAATGGCTTGGGCAATTCATCTACGAGATAAGAATACATCTGGCTTATCTGTGTCAGTAGCATGTACGATTCCTGGTTCTGGGATTCCTCGTCGTGTCCCATTCGGACATACGACAACTGATATTTCTAAAGTAAATTGTCAGCATTGCCTGAGAGCTAGCTTAGATGATAACTCAGAAGCCTAAAGTTAGTATCAGAATAAAGATAACAGGTATACGAGAAAAAGCTAAGTGGGGACACTCTCATAAGCAGGACATCGGTAAAGAAGGTGTCATCATAGATTGGGTGGATAAGAAGGATTCGAGAGTCTGGATACCACAGATAATTCTCTATGATGGTAAAGGAACAGTTGTTTACGGAGATAAGGTATGGTGGAAAAGAGTGTAAATGTTTTGAGTGCTTATGTGATAGCGCTGCAGTATCGGTTGGGGCCATACGGCTTGGCGCTTATTGGCATTCGCACAAAGGAGGAGCTGAGGCAGTGGCTAAAGATGAAGCGCCTGTAACCTTTAACCTCCAAGCGGCCAGGGCGCGGTGCGAGGCGGCGAAAGGAATACGGATGAGTGGGCTGAGTGTCGAAGGAGGCGAATGATGGCGCTTAAACCTGGTGGCGGACAGGTCACCATCTGCGAGCAAATCGTGGAGGATTTGCCCAGCGGCCTGACGCTGTTATTTGAGAAGATGCCGTCAGGCCTCACGAAACTGTCTATCTTCGGTGATCTACCCTACGGTAATAGGGAGATCATCTTTAACGAAGATGGGGCGGAAGCGGGCGGCGGGACGTGTTTACGGGGAGACTGTCACCCCTCTTGGCTGAGAGAAGTGGAGGCGAATAATGGGTGACAAGACTGTAACCGTAACTATTCCCCGTGTCGCGGCGGAGCAGATGGTGGCGGCATTGCGCTGTGAGAGCGTGAAGCTGAAGACAAGCCCGAACTGCCTTGCGGTGCCTCGCTATCCGTGCTCATCATGTGCCGCACTCGCCGCTCTCAAAGAGGCTCTCCGTGCTTGACCTACCCGCGATAAAGAGGCTGTGCGAGGCGGCGACGGAATGAGTGGGGCTGCCCTTCGAGACCGACAGGGGCGTTTCCACCGACACGGTGAATG